CTCTAAAAATTCCCCGGGGGGATATTTGAAGACGTGTATAAGAAGACAAGAAGATAAAAAATTTATTAAAAACAAGGAGGGTATTAAATGCCAGAAGTCCCGCATGTTATTCCCCATCAAGATGAAGTTGAAGAAGTTATTGAAAAAGAACTACAAGAGTACGAGGCAGCGAGGAGCACCGAAAGAGGACTCTCCGCGTATGAAGTTGCTCTCGATAATAACTTCAATGGAACAGAAGAGCAATGGTTGGCTAGTCTTGTCGGCGAAACCGGCCCCGCTGGCCCCGTTGGCCCAGAAGGCCCCGTTGGCCCAGAAGGCCCCGTTGGCCCAGAAGGCCCCGTTGGCCCAGAAGGCCCCGTTGGCCCAGAAGGCCCCGTTGGCCCAGAAGGCCCCGTTGGCCCAGAAGGCCCCGTTGGCCCCGTTGGTCCGTGGGGGACATTTAGCGCATCTGCAGCCGATCTTGCGGATATTACTAACGCTATCAACACCACCGACAAGCTTGAAGGAAAACAAGTTTGGGATAGCACAAACCATATTCCGATGTTTGCTGGTGGTGCTGCTGCTGGAGATCATTGGTTTACCATCGCTGGAGTTGATACAATTACGCCAGTGTAAGATTCGTCATAAAGTCTTCTTGTCTTCTTATACACGTCTTCTCTTTTTCTTTTCAAGACAAGCTTTTAATAGGAGTACTGAGAGCTTTAAAAAAGTGGTTTTGGTGATCCACTTCTCCTTTCAAGAACTCCTCCTTCTTTTAAGAAACTTTCAGTATTCCTATTAAAAGCTTGTCCAACTTAGTATAAAGAGGTGGCAACAATGAAGAAGTTATGATAAAGTATTTGAAACGTGTTGTAATCTAATCTATATTTATGAAACGGGGGTGAACACTGGTGGCTAATCCTAAGAAACCTGTCGTTCAGCCAGCTAGACGTCGTGCTCCGGCATCAAACCCCGAGTCCAGAGAGCATCAATTAGTCTCTCTCGCCGTCGATCTTGCCGAAAGGCAGCTTTTGGAAGGAACAGCATCATCACAAGTTATAACCCACTATTTAAGATTAGGTTCTACTACAGCACGTCTCGAAAAAGAAAAACTTGAAGGAGAGAATGCCTTGTTAAGAGCTAGAACAGAATCGCTTACATCCGCAAAAAATGTAGAGGAACTTTACAAGAAAGCTATTGTTGCTATGCGGGTGTATAGTGGTAGTGCGGAGGAGGGCATTGATGATTAGAACCTTCTCAGAGTTGCGACGGCTTCCAACATTTGAAGAACGTTATGAGTATCTTCGTCTTAAAGGAATAGTAGGGGAATCTACCTTTGGGTTTGATCGATATTTGAATCAACTTCTTTATAGATCTGATCGATGGAGAAAAACAAGAAACGCGGTAATCGTTCGTGACAACGGATGCGATTTAGGAATCGAAGATAGAGATATTCCAGAGAAGATTCTTGTGCATCATATGAATCCGATTACAATGGAGGATATAGAAGCTGGGAGCGAGTCCGTGTTTGATTCAGAGTTTCTTATTTGCACGTCAGATAAAACTCATAATGCAATTCACTTTAGTGATATTAACTTATTACCTAAATTACCAGTTGAACGTAAAATTGGAGATACCTGTCCATGGAAATAAACTAAAGGAGGGCCGCCATGAGTCTTAGTATACTCGCATCTATTAAAAATATGCTCGGTCCAGAAAATACAGATACCGCATTTGATACGGACATTATAATTAATATTAATTCTGCATTTATGATCCTTCAGCAACTTGGCGTTGGCCCTCCCGAAGGTTTTTCAATTTCAAATACTACAAAAACTTGGGCGGATTATCTTGGGGCAGACGAGGCACTTCTTGAGGGAGTAAAGAGTTATATTTATCTTAAGTTGAAATTGTTGTTTGATCCACCAACAAGTTCTGCGGTTCTTCAAGCAATAAAAGAACAAATTGCAGATTTCGAATGGCGGCTTAATGTCCAAGCAGAAACAATAACTGCTGCCGACGTTACATAGGGAGGTGAGCAGTATGACTGATATTTCAGGTAAAGAATTTGTTGACGATTATCTCGAGCATTTCGGTATTCTTGGTATGCATTGGGGAATTCGTCGTACGCGTGAATTTCTTGCTAGACTTGCTGGTCGGCATAAAGAAAACAAGGCAAAGAGAGCGGCGACCGATGTCGCAAATCCCGCCAAGGCAAAGAAGCGTCGACTCAGTGAATTGAGCGATGAAGAGATTCGTGTAAAAGTTGCTAGAATGAAACTTGAAGATGAATACAAAATGTTAATGGAGAAACGTGGTCAAAAAGTTAAAAAAGGCGAATCATATGTTAAAGGAATTCTTAAGAATTCAGGAAAAACTCTTGTTTCAAAATTTATAGAGGGCGCCGGTACATATTTGGCATCTAAATTCTTCGATTCTAAGAAGATAGCGCTTGACTCTAAGAACATAGCAGAGAAAGAACGATTAGATAGGCGTCGAACAGAAAACGAAAAGAAGCGTAAAGAAAAAGAACATAATAGGGAACTTGTTAAGCAACTTATTGAAAAGAATGAACGAAGAAAACAAAATCCTTAAAAGAAAGGTGAGCGAAAATGGGCCTATCCAATACTGCAACTCCAATTTACTATGGCCGTTTTCGTGACGCCGTTATGCGGGGCGAAATTCCCGTATGCGAGCAGATCTCGCAAGAGATGAACCGAATCGATGCTTTAATTGCTAATCCTGGTGTTTATTATGATGACAAAGCGGTTAATGGATACATTGAGTTCTGTGAGAATGAATTGACTCTTACAGATGGTTCAGATCTTTATCTTCTTGATACATTTAAACTATGGGCGGAACAAGTATTTGGGTGGTATTATTTTGTTGAACGAAGTGTTTATCAACCAGCTCCACATAATCGCGGCGGAAAGTATGTTAAGAAAGTTATAAAGAAGAGACTGATTAATAAGCAATATTTAATCATTGCTCGAGGCTCGGCAAAGTCAATGTACATTTCAACTATACAAGCTTACTACTTGAATGTGGATACGGCAACAACACATCAAATCACAACGGCACCAACTATGAAGCAAGCAGATGAAGTAATGTCTCCTATAAGAACTGCTATCACACGCGCGCGAGGACCGCTCTTTCAATTTCTAACAGAGGGTTCTCTACAGAACACCACGGGGTCCAGAGCCGATAGAGTTAAACTCGCTTCCACAAAGAAGGGCATTGAGAATTTTTTAACTGGGTCCTTGTTTGAAGTTCGTCCGATGTCTATTGATAAGCTTCAAGGGCTTCGCGTTAAGATTGCTGGGGTTGATGAATGGCTTTCAGGAGACATCCGAGAGGATGTTATAGGCGCCATTGAGCAAGGAGCATCTAAGTTAGATGATTACTTGATTATTGCAGTTAGTTCTGAAGGTACAATTCGAAACAGTAGTGGCGATACAATCAAAATGGAATTACTAAGTATTCTTAAAGGCGATTATGTTAATCCTCACGTGTCAATCTGGTATTATAGATTGGACGATGTACAGGAAGTTAGCAATCCAGCCACTTGGTTGAAGGCGAATCCGAACCTTGGAAAGACTGTAACCTATGAGACTTATCAATTGGATGTGGAAAGAGCAGAAAATGCTCCAGCGTCTCGTAATGATATTTTAGCTAAACGGTTTGGCATTCCTATGGAGGGCTATACTTATTTCTTTACCTATGAAGAGACTATTCCTCATGGCCGTAGGGATTTTTGGCAAATGACTTGCGCTATGGGCGCCGATCTTTCACAAGGTGACGATTTCTGCGCTTTTACTTTTCTATTTCCTTTACCTCGAGGCGATTTTGGAGTAAAGACTCGCTGTTATATTTCGTCAATGACGCTTATGAAACTTCCTGGAGCTATGCGGGCTAAGTATGATCAGTTTATTAATGAAGGAAGTTTAATGATTCTTGATGGAACGGTTCTCGACATGGTTGAGGTGTATGAGGATTTAGATAAGTATATTAACAGTTCTGGATATGACGTTCGTTGCTTAGGATTTGACCCTTATAACGCTAAAGAGTTTGTTCAACGGTGGGAACAAGAGAATGGCCCTCAAGGAATTGAAAAGGTTATTCAAGGGGCTCGGACGGAATCTGTTCCATTGGGCGAGTTAAAGAAGTTTGCTGAGCAACGAGCTTTAATTTTTGATCAGGAACTTATGCGTTTTGCTATGGGTAATAGTATTACCTTAGAGGATACGAATGGTAATCGTAAATTGTTAAAAAAGCGTCAGGAGCAAAAGATTGATAGTGTATCTGCGCTAATGGATGCGTACGTAGCCTATAAAGTAAACAAAGATAGTTTTGAATAAGGAGGTGATGTGTAATGGGAGAGTCGTTAGGCAGTAGGCTTCAACACGCGTGGAACGCCTTCTTCAATCGCGACCCGACGCGGCAGTTTTCTCAAGATATTGGTATGACATATTCTTCAAGACCTGATCGATTTCGTCTGAGATATGGAAACGAGAAATCTATTATTGCCTCCATATACAATCAGATAGCAACAGATGTTTCTGCTGTAAGTATACAACATGTTAAACTTGATAAAAACGATCGATATGTTGAGAAGGTTCTTTCTGGATTAAATAATTGTCTTTCTTTAGAAGCCAATATTGATCAGTCTGGAAAGGCTTTTATTCAAGATGTTGTTTTATCAATGTTTGACGAGGGGGTTGTTGGAATTGTTCCAGTCGATACCACGTTAAATCCGACAGCGTCGGGGACTTGGGACATTCTGTCTATGCGCACAGCAAAAATTATTGATTGGGCGCCTAAACACGTGCGTGTACGGGTATATAATGATAGGGTTGGGAAAACAGAAGAAATAGTTTTACCAAAAGATACGGTTGCTATTATAGAGAACCCGTTTTATGCGGTAATGAACGAATCTAACTCAACTTTAAAACGGTTGGTAGAAAAGTTAAATTTGTTGGATGCTATAGATCAGCAAAGTGGTGCCGGAAAATTAGATATTATAATTCAGTTACCTTACATAGTCAAGTCGCCTTTACGTCAGCAACAAGCTGAGGATAGGCGCAAGGCTATTGAGATGCAGCTTACCGGGTCTAAGTATGGTATTGCTTATATTGATGGTACTGAGCATGTTACACAACTTAATCGGCCAGTGGACAATAATTTGATGGTCCAAATCGAGTATCTAACGAGTATGCTTTATAGCCAGTTAGGTCTGACAAAAGCCATCTTTGACGGCACTGCCGATGAAGCAACCATGCTCAATTACTATAATCGTACGGTCGAACCAATTTTGTCAGCGATTACGGACAGTATGAAACGAACTTTTCTGACAAAAACTGCAAGGACGCAGGGGCAATCTATTATGTATTTTAGGGATCCTTTTAAACTCGTGCCTCTTATTAACTTGGCAGACATTGCTGATAAGTTTACTCGGAATGAGATTCTTAGTTCTAATGAAATGCGAGCGATTGTTGGTTATAAACCGTCCTCTGATCCCGCGGCGGATGAATTAAGAAATAAAAATCTGAACGAGAAGATTGACCAGCCTGAAAAAAAGTCAGAGAACAAATTAATACGGTTACCCACTGGCAAATAGAAAGGAAACTTCAAAATGGAAGAAAAATTTGACTTTAGTGGATACGCTACTAAAAACGATCTTAAATGCGCCGATGGTCGTACGATTCGTAAGGACGCATTTAAGGATAATGATGGAACTATTGTCCCCTTGGTGTGGCAACATATGCACTCTGAACCGACTAATGTTCTTGGGCATGCGCTTCTTAAGAATAGAGAAGATGGTGTCTACGGTTTTTATAAGTTGAATAACTCCGATATGGCTCAGAATGCGAAGGAACTTATTAGACATGGCGATATTTCTTCATTGTCTATTTATGCAAATCAACTTAAACAAAAAGGAAACGACGTTATTCATGGAATGATTCGCGAAGTAAGTTTAGTTCTTACTGGCGCTAATCCTGGGGCAGTTATTGAGAATGTTAGTTTTGCGCATGCTGACGGTTCTGAAAGTGTTGTGGAAGACGAAGCTATTATCTGGGCTGCAGAAGAAAAAAGATTTTCTTTTGAAGATGAACTTAAACACGAAGAAGAACTCGAAGGAAAAACCGTTGGCGAAATTTTCGATACATTGACAACTGAGCAAAAGAACGTTGTATATGCGATGCTTGCTCACGCGCTCGAAGATGACGACGAGAGCAATGAAGAATCTGATAACGCCAGTCATTCTGATAAAGAATCAGAAAAAGATCAAATTAAACATTCTGACGAAGGAGAAAGTGTTATGAAAACGAACGTATTTGACAAGGCCAAACCTGAGGAAAAGAAGGCCGCCATTACTCATGACCAGTTTAAAGCTATTATGGATGATGCACAGAAGTGCGGGTCATTCAGAGAGGCTTTTCTAGCTCATGCTGGTACCTATGGTATTGACAACATTGACTATTTGTTCCCCGATGCTCGTACCCTTTCTAATATGCCTGAACTTATTAGTAGGCGGATGGAATGGGTTACTAGTGTTCTCTCTGGAACCAGGCATTCCCCATTTTCTCGGATTAAATCTATGGCCGCCACTCTTACAGCAGAAGCAGCAAGGGCTAAAGGTTATATTAAGGGTAACTTGAAGAAGGAAGAAGTTATTCCTTTGCTTAAACGTACGACCACTCCCACGACTATCTATAAGAAACAGAGACTGGATCGTGATGATATTATTGATATTACTGATCTTGACGTTGTTGCTTGGTTGAAAGCCGAAATGCGGATTATGCTGGATGAGGAAATTGCTCGGGCAGTTCTTTTTGGTGATGGACGCGAGATTGATGACGAAGACAAGATTAATGAGGATAATATTCGTCCGATCGCTATGGATGATACTTTGTATGCGCATCAGGTTGAGGTGGCGGCGAATGTTGTTGGTGATTCTTTGATCGAGGCAATTCTCCGTGCTCGTCCTAACTATAAAGGAAGTAATCCAGTTTGCTATACCACTGAGGCCATCCTTACAGATTGGCTTCTTCTTAAAGATGGAATCGGCCGTCGTCTGTATACTTCTGTTGCAGATATCGCTGCGGTTCTCCGTGTTAATAAGATTATCACGGTTGAGGCAATGGAAGCCTATCCTAATATTATTGCTATTCTTGTGAATCTTTCCGACTATACCATTGGCGCGGATAAGGGCGGAAACGTATCAATGTTTGATGATTTTGACATTGACTACAATCAATACAAGTATTTGATTGAGACTCGTATTTCAGGTTGTTTGACTAAACCGAAGTCCGCATTGGTTGTCAAACGTGCTGCTGGCACTCTAGTTGTGCCCACTGTTCCGACCTTTGTTCCTTCTACTGGCGTTCTTACTATTCCAAATGTGACGGGTGTTCTGTATTATATTGACGGCGTTCTCGCTATTGCCGGTGCTCAGGAGCCGATTGGTGCGGGTGAAGACGTTGAGGTCGAGGCCCTTCCGGATACTGGGTATAGCTTTGCTCACAATACAGATAATGACTGGGATTTCCTTAGTACCTTTGCTGGCACTGCGGTTACCCCGACGGTTCCGACTTTTGTCGCTATTACTGGTGTTCTTACTATTCCGGCTAAGACTGGTGTTGTGTATAAGGTTGATGGTTCTGTTGTATCTGCTGGTGCTCAGGCTGCCGCCGCTGGTGGAACAGTTCTTGCTGTTACGGCGCATCCCGATGCCACTTACTATATTCCGCAGGGAACGGTTAAGGCTTGGAGCTTTACAAGTACTAAACCTTAATAGGAAGAGTGACTTGATATGGCAAAGTTTTATGGCAGCGTAGGTTATGGGACGACAATGGTTGAAACTAGTCCTGGAATTTACGAAGAAACCCAAATTGAGAAGTCATATCGTGGAGATATACTACGTAATAATCGACGTCTTGAACCGGGCGAAAGCATAAATGACAAGATCGCTGTAAATAATTTGATTAGTATTGTTGCAGACGCCTATGCTCTCCAAAATTTCTTTGCCATTCGTTACATTAAGTGGATGGGTGCCTCTTGGAAAGTGACTAATGTTGAAGTCCAGAGGCCCCGTCTTATCTTGACGATTGGGGGTGTGTATAATAATGGGAACGAGACTTAATTTACACACCATGTTATGTAGTATATTCTTATCCATTGGCCAATGGCTTTGGGAACCGCCTTATGTAGTTCCAGAAGTTCCCGTTGACCCCGAAGATGAAACTCCTCCAGAACCACTGACACCAGAAGAAATTGCAGCAGCTTTTACTGCGGCTTTAGTTATTGAAGCAGGGAAGCATGTATATTTTCAACCACCCATATTAATGAAGTATCCATGTATTCTCTATGAACGATATTCTGGTAAAACAAGTTTTGCTGATAATGATCCATATTCTCATCGAAAAAGGTATACTATAACGGCAATCGATAAGAATCCGGATAGTTTAATTCCTGATGAGATCGCAAAACTTCGTACCTGTGTATTTGATCGGCACTTTGTTTCTAACAATCTTCATCACTTTGTTTTTAATCTATATTATTAAAGGAGAAAGTTAAAATGCCACAACTTATTTGGGATGTTGCCGCGGAACGTCTTTATGAATCTGGAGTAGATCATGGTGTTCTATATCCTAAAGACATAGCAACTGGAACATATCCGCTTGGTGTTGTTTGGAACGGTCTTACTGGTGTGACAGAAAGCCCTGGTGGGGCAGAACTCACAGATCTTTGGGCAGATAATCTTAAGTATGCATCTATTCGCGCGGCAGAAACATTTGGCGCGACAGTGGAGGCATATACTTATCCCGATGAATTTGCAGAATGTGACGGTTCTGTTGAACTTATTCCTGGAGTTAAGGCCGGACAGCAAACACGTAAACCTTTTGGTTTATCTTATCGTACAAAAATTGGCAGTGCTGACGATGAAGATCTTGGGTATAAACTTCATCTTATTTATGGGGCGTCTGCTAATCCGTCTGAGAAAGCTTACACTACAATTAACGAGTCCCCTGATGGGATTACTTTTTCTTGGGAATTAGTAACAGATCCGGTTCCTGTTACTGGACAGAAACCAACGGCGTCTCTTGAAATTGATTCTACAAAGGTTAATGCCGCGAAGTTACTTGCTCTTGAGGATATTCTTTATGGAACAGCAGTACTTACTGCTCGTCTTCCGCTTCCTGATGAAATTGTTAGTTTGATGACAGGAGATGCGGTTGTTCCGACACCTCCGACTTTTGTGGCAGCCACTGGCATTCTTACTATTCCGACCACAGCCAATGTTATCTATAAGGTTAATGGTGTAGAGACTGCGGCTGGCGCTCAGGATCCTATTGACGGCGGTCAGTATGTCACTGTTGTGGCAGAAGCCTCCGTTGGGTATTACTTTGAGGTTGGTGTTCCTTATAGTTGGATGTTTATCAGCACTTTGGAGTAATTTTAAGGTTATGGCGGAGCTCTCAGAGATGGGGGCTCCGCTAGTTGTTCAAAATTGAAAGGAGTTTATACTCATGTTAAAGAAAACTATGACTTATACCGATTTTGACGGTAATTCTCGCACAGAAGACTTTTATTTTAATATTACAAAAGCGGAAGCGCTTACTATGGAGATGGGCACAACTGGGGGTCTTCGGAAAATGCTTGAGAAGATTGTTGCGGAACAGGATACAAAACGTATTATTGAATCGTTTAAAGATATTATTCTACGTGCGTATGGCGAAAAGTCTCCCGATGGAAAGCGATTTATCAAATCTGAGGAACTTACAAGGGCGTTTGAGCAAACGGAGGCATTCTCTGATTTGTTTATGGAATTGGCTTTTAATGCAGAAGCCGCAGCAACTTTTGTTAATGGTATTGTACCCAAGATAGAACCAGAAGATCATAAAAAAGTAGAAATTAAAAAGAGTCCAGAGCAATAAGTAGAGGGGTGAGAGAATGCTTCAGATAACAATTCCTGGGTGTGAGTATTATGACGAGGAAACTTCCTCTTTTATAACCACTAAAGATCAGACTTTGCAAATCGAGCATTCTCTCGTCTCTTTATCAAAATGGGAGTCAAAATGGGAAAAGCCATTTCTTGCTTCGGAATTACATACAGTTGAGGAATCAATTGACTATATTCGTTGCATGACAATAACTCAGAATGTAGCTTCGTTAAATTATCGGGCTATTAGTCAAGAAATACTTGATGAGGTTAATGAGTATATTTCAAAACCCATGAGTGCTACTTGGTTTAGCAAATCAAAAGGTGGAAGAGGGTCAAGAGAAATTGTTACAGCAGAATTAATTTATTATTGGATGATAGCGTTAAATATTCCCTTTGAGTGCCAAAAGTGGCATTTAAATCGCTTAATGACTCTAATCGAGGTTTGCAACATTAAGAACGGACCGCAAAAGAAAATGAGTAAACGTGATACAATGTCTCGTAATCGGACACTTAATGCTATCCGTAGACAACAAATGCAGACCAAAGGATAAAGGAGTTGTCGATGATAAAAATTAAGCATAAAGGAAATTTTAATAAATTAGAAAAGTTTTTTATTCGTATGTCCAGACATGAATATTTAACAATTTTAGAAAAGTATGGCCAACTTGGTGTAGAGGCTCTTTCTAGTGCAACGCCAAGCGATTCTGGAGAAACCGCTGCTTCTTGGAATTTTGAAATAGAATGGACTCGTACTGTTACAACGCTTCGTTGGACAAACACAAGTTCTAACGATGGGGCCGTTGTTGTAATTTTGCTTCAATATGGTCATGGGACGGGCACTGGTGGATATGTGCAAGGTCGTGATTTTATTAACCCAGCACTTAAGCCGATTTTTGACGAGATAGCGAACGAAGCATGGAAGGAGGTGACACAGTAATATGCCTAGTATTGACAATCGCATTGTTCAAATGGCATTTGACAACAAGCAATTTGAAAATGGAATTAAAGAAAGTACTAAATCTTTAGATAATCTTAAAAAAGGATTATCTTTTGATGGCGGGTCACTACGTCATATAGAGGTGGCTCTTGATACTATATCTAAACGCTTTACTAATTTAGGCATTATTGGTGTTACCGCACTCCAAAACATTACTAATGCGGCAATTAATGCAGCAAAGAAAATGGTTAGTTCATTGTCTTTTGATCAAATTAATGCCGGATTTAACAAGTATGAACAATCGGTTGCTTCTGTTCAGACTATCATGAACTCAACTGGTAAATCTATTGATGAGGTAAACGGATATTTAGCTAAATTGATGTGGTTTTCAGATGAGACTAGTTATGGTTTTACTGATATGACTGCTGCTCTCGCGCAAATGACCTCGAGTGGCGGGGATGTTGAGAAACTTATTCCATTAATTACAGGTGTTGCAAATGCTACTGCGTATGCGGGTAAGGGTGCTGCTGAATTTAGTCGAGCAATGTATAATCTTAATCAGTCATATGGTATGGGATATTTGCAAAGTATTGACTGGAAAAGTTTGGAACTTGCGGGAGTTGGAAGTAAGCAACTTAAACAGACACTTATTGATACTGGTGTAGCACTCGGGACAATTAAAAAGGGCGAAGTTAACATTGGCAATTTCCAAAATACTTTGCAGGATAAATGGGCTAACCAAAAAGTTATGGAGACTGCTTTTGGTCTATTTTCCGAATTATCAGATGCTGCTTATGATCTTGTAAAACAAGGAAAATTTAAGACAGCTAAAGAAGCTATGGACTCTCTTGCTGGCAAATATTCCGAACTTGCTGAAAAAGCCTTCAAATCGGCACAATCGGCAAAGACATTAACCGAAGCCATTAATGCAACTAAGGATGCTGTAAGTTCTGGTTGGATGCGCACGTATGAGATTATTGTTGGTAATCTCATAGATGCCACTGCCCTTTGGTCTGGAGTCACTAGTAAATTGTGGGATACATTTGCTGCGGGTGCTGAAGTTCGCAACGAGTTACTACAAGGGTGGAAGGATTTCGGTGGTCGAGAAAGTTTAATTGGCATA